TCCAAGATACCAGATCGTTCAACAAACAAATATTTAATATGCATTAATTTTTTTTCTTTAACAATTCTTCTAACATATGCATGATGAATAATTTGTGTAAAATAAGAAAAAGGATTTTTTGATTTTTCTGGATTAAAGTTATGACAATATAACAAACAATTCTCTATTCCATCTGAAATCAAATCATCTCTAAAGGTGTAATTTGCAAAATTAGGGCGCATTACAAGATGTTCACATATCTTCAAAAAACACTCACCCATAAATTCTGTTGATGGGGGATCGGGTTCATCCATTTCACGAGCATCTAAAACTTTGGCTTTCCATTTTTTCATTTCCTGATAAAACCTATCATTGTCTATATAATGTAATTTTTTATTTTTTTTATCAGTCATTTTCCTGTACTCCCTAATCCACCTTCACCACGTTCACTATCAGAAAGAAATAGAGTTTGATTGAGGGTTGTGTTTACACAGCGTGCAAAAACCATTTGTGCTATTCTATCACCTTTCTTAACATTATATGTTTGGTCAATATGATTATTTTTAAGAATAACTTTTATTTCACCACGATAACCAGAATCAATAGTGCCTGGGCTGTTTAAAACTTGAATACCATGTTTAGCCGCAAGTCCAGACCTTGATCTGATTTGACATTCATATCCTTTTGGAAGTTCCATGTATATTCCAGTAGGTACTACTGTCCAACCCATAGGCGAAATATCTTTATCCTCGGAGGCACATATATCCATGCCAGCATCACCCTCTCTTGCATATTTTGGTAATGGGTTGCCACTATTATTTACCACATTAACCAATAAATGTTTAACATATTCGCTTTTCATAATAATATCCTCATAATTAAATTTCAATAACTACCAGCACTAATACAATACTCTGTTTCAAATTTAGGTTCACCCTTTTTAGGAATTAAGTTATAACACCCACACTCAACACAACACCAATCTTCGTAATAGATTGTTCCAGCGTATCCCTCACTACGATTCTCCTGTTTCGTTTTCTTTTTGCACCTCTCGCACTTCGCCTGTTTCGTCCAGTAAAGACTCATCTTCTTCTACCCCCTCTATAAATTCACGTTTTTGGTTCTTATACCGTTTAGTTCTCTTTTGCTTAAACCTATTTTTTACAATTTTTCTATAGGTCTTACTCATAAAACTATCTCCTTACACTTATAATCAAACTTTTCTTGTAAATAGGTATTAACCCTCTCATTCCAATGTTTAATTCCATAATTTTGGCGCTTCTTCCAAGATAGGTCATCTACTAGATCAAACAATATCGCTTTATTATCTTTATCGTCTAATCTCAAGACTCTACCAATAGATTGTAAGTTTCTTATTTTACCTTTATATGGATGTGCAAATATTAAACTTTGCAAGTTACGAATATTAACACCAGTAGATAATACACCTGATGAAGCTACAATAATTGAATCTTCAACTTCCGCTAACCCACGAATTTTCTCTCTATCTTCAACACTAGTTTCACCAGCAATAAAAAATATGTTTCTTCCCTTCTTTGTTTTTTTCTTCAACATCTCATACAACACTTTACCATGTTTCTCTACAAAATTGAAAAGAATTAAAACATTACCTTTTCTCAACAAAGCAAGATCACGAATAAATTCATTTCTCTTTTTGTGTGTAGTAACAAAATCAATTTCCTCTCTATATGTATATTTCTTTGCCATCTCTCTTTCAGCATCAGAATATTTTAATCTCAAACAATCTATCCTCAAATCAGATATATGTTTATCATCCATTAACTGTTTAGATGTAACCGCTGTATAAGTTTTACCAAACAATCCTTCTAATACTAATTTATGTGTTTTAGAATCAGTAATAGTTCCAGTAGTTCCATAGCGGTATCTGCAATTAGTCATTTTCTCCAAGATACCTTTAAGACTTTGGGCATTACATAGATGAGCTTCATCACCTATAACCATTCCGAATTTTCGGAAATATGGGGCCCCTAATCGGTACAATGACTGCCATGTACTTATGTATATCTGTTTTTCTGAATCTTTATCTTTACCAGAATAAATGATATGACATTGTTCTTCCACGCTCCAGTTGGATTTAGATGAATAATCTTTAAAGTCATTATACATCTGCGTTACAAGGTTTGTAGTCGGAACTAATATTAGTATCTTATCATTGTCTAAAAACTCTTGATGCCATCTTATTAATGAATAGATAACTAAACTCTTTCCAGAGGATGTTGGGGAAAGTAATAATGCACGTTCTTGTCTAATACAATGTGCAAATGATTCAATTTGATAAGTTCTTGCGGATATGTTCTCACCTTTCGCCATTGGTTTCAAGTCTAACATATATTTGTAAGCACTATCATAATCAGTATTGTTTCTAGTTACTTCTACTATGTCTGATTGAATCGGGTACTCATGTTTTTCTGCCCACTCTTTTAAATAAGAATATAATCCAAGATACATCTTACCTGTGTTTATATTGAATAATCTTATTTTTCCATCCCATAACTTTGCTTTAAACTTCGGATGAAACTGAACATTCGGTACTTTAAAACTAAAGTATTCATTAAGCTCATATGCAATATGTCTCTCACAAGAAATTTGCATAAAGGTTTCGTTAAATTTTCCTACTGCAATCATCCAAGTTCACCGCTCAAAAATTTCTTCAATTTAATTACATTACCAACATTATATGATACGGACATTATAGATTTAACAAATTCCGTAAGGAAATTAATTTTAGTTTCCTGTAATATAATCTTGTCTTTTTCTTTATTTAAAAGTTCGTCAGCATTTAAAAACTTATCTAAATCTTGTTTAAGAATTTTTAAATTAAATTCTTCTTCGTCATAAACTTCGGGGTCTGCTTTTCCAGAATAAAATAACCACCTATCTCTATAAAGAATATCATAATCTTTTTTTAAGAGTCTTAAGCTCATAGTTTCTTCTGCAATTAATTGATGGTATTTTCCGCACAACTCTGGCACGGATAAAGATGCATCAACCATATTGACTTCATCTTTAATAAAAAGACTATCCTCTTTAATCATTGTTTTAATATCATTAATATTCATACTATAAGCATACCAAAATAAGAGGCATAATGTAAGGAAAAAGTTTAGGTTATTTTTGTGATGGTAAATCGGCCAGCGAAAGCGAAAGTGGCCTGGACTATGATAGGATCAATAGAAGCGCTGCCTGCGTTAAAATCAATATTTCCCAAAGATGTAGGAAAGGCATCTTTAAATAATATGTTATAATTTGGATTAGATTTATTTGTATTAACTATAATATTCATATCCGATCTAAGAGTATTAGTACTAGTAGATTGTGCTAAAGAATCCTTTAAGGAAAATTGGTCAAAACTATCTGGAAAACCTATAGAGGTAATCCAATTAAATACTTCCATATAATTTGAAAAATCTTCATTTACAATGAA